TTTATTAGTACAAGTTTGCCCTGCTTCAACGGGTTTTCCAGAACACATAGTTGTCCCATAGCCAATTGTCCAGACACCACCAGTGTCTAGATAGGCTTTGTCCCTAAAGCCCTCATGTTCTTTGAGGGATTCCAATCCATTAAAACTAATTTGCACGTTTGTTCTCCATATCTAGCCTACGCTTGACATTCATAATCTCAGCAAGAGTATTGGCTTTCATAACCTGACGTTCTTCAGGACTGATGTGCTGCCCTTCAATAGCCTTGTTAAAATCAGCATCAAACTTCTGACTATCCCCATAGTTATCAAAATAACTTTTAGCATACTTAGTTACTTGACCCTGATTACCACGAATTAAAGCATCATGAAGATGTTCAATACTTGATACACGAGCGGTATTCAGATTACTACTTTCAGTATTATTTAAATAACGAACATCACGAGTACGTGCTTCAGATAAAGAAGTTAGTCCAAGATTTCTATAGACTCGATCAGCTTTAGTTCTATCATAAAGCTTTTCATTCATTTTATGTGGATTAAATACTCCTTGTGTTCCATCAGCGCGTTCTGGCCCTGTCTGAAATCTAGGATCGTAGTTTTCTAAGGCACCTTTAACCATTGGTGGTGCATTCTGCCAAGCAGCCTCAGTAAGTCCTGTGCTGTTAGGAAGTTCTCCATTTAACAAAGGAGCTCCTGCTTTAAGCAAAGAAGCCTGTTCACGAAGTTCAGTAGCCACTGGAGCAATACCACCTAGAGGATCTTGTGGATCAGCAATCTGGTTGCTAAAGCGGGAAGCCATTTGGGCACCAGTAGCCTTAGAAACCACACCATACGTAGCAACATCACTACCACTACGTAAGAGAGCTTCTTTAATACCAAATCCTTCTAAATGTGCATAGTGTTGTGGATACCACTTTGCCACAGCTTTCTTCAGAAGACTAATACCACCATCAAGTTCTTGTACCAAGGGAACATCCATCATCCCACCTAAGAGAGCGGGCATAGCCACTGCTGCCATAATGAAGGGCATAGGATTCTTTGTCTCCAGACCACGACGAGCTAGTGTAGAAAGATTGTTATAGTAGTTAATCATAGGGCTCTTGTATGTATAGGCAAGCTCCCCCATAAGCCCTGCTTTACCCACAGCTAGGGGCCTAGCACTACGATTCATATTGGTTAGAGTGTCGTTAGTGAGTTCTTCTGCTTTACGGAATAGTTCTAGCTTTGTCCCTTGGAATCCACCATCATTTAGGTGGTGTGCAAAAGACATAAATGTAGACACACGAGCCACCTTTTCTGGCATAGAAATAGTATATCCTAGGTAAGTTTTCGCAGTACTTGCTACTTTACCTTCCCCTAAGTTGGCATACTCATCAAACAGGTTTACTGTGATAATGTTATTATCTTCCATATACTTACGAGCATCTTTACCAAAGGCAGAGAGCCCTGCTTCAGTGGGCCTAGATGTTTGGTCCATTGCATGAGCTAAAAGAACTCTAGCTGTATCAGCAGAAGCATACATCATAGTTTTAATGGGATTGTGCTTTACACCAGACTCACTAAGAAGCATGTGCTTTGAGGGACCTAGGATGAATGCTTGTACTGGTGTAGCAATAGAATAGCCTACTGAAGCACCCAGCTGTTGTAAGTATGTCAAACTCTTCAGTCCACCAGTCCATTGACCTAGCTTACCAGGACTAGAACCAAACGCCTTAGCTACAGCATTCTCAGCACCCTTAAACAAGTTGTCTACAAGCCCAAGGCTTTGAGCCGTATATGCTTTAGCCATTGCCATGTTGTTTGGCTGCTGTGCTTGTAGTTCCTCATTAGAAAGAACTTCTTTAATGTTAGCAATAGCTTCCTGCATGGGAGCCCATGAGTGTGCTTGTTTAAGATAATTAATCTGAGCTTTCATCCCTTGTAAGGTATTCTCTTTCTCAGACAGCCAAGGACGATCACCAAGGAATCCACGAATGTTTCCCTTACTTTCAAAGTGAACCTGGAATCCATTCTTCTTAAAGCCCTGTTCAGTTTTATAGTCAGCCATAAGTTGTTCCATCTGCTTACCAATTGGGCTGTCTTTAAAGACTTCCATCATTTGTGAATAAACATCTGTAACATCTTTAGGAAGTTTAGAAATTTCATTAGGCTTAAATTCAGGAACTAGCTTAGAAACATCAATAGAGTCTCCATGATTTTCACCGACCCATTTCACTGCTTTCTTTGCTTCACCTTTAGATTCTGTCTTTACATACCAAACCAACTTTCCCTGCTTGTCATAAATAGGAATATGCCAGTTGCCTTGCCACATAGAACTAAGGTAAGCAGCTTCTGGTGTGATGGGCTTCATGTCTAGCTTGGCTCTAGAAGAATTAAGTTCTTTTAAAGCTGTTTCTTGTGCTTCACGAATAACGCCACGAGCATGGATAGCCTCCTCGGAATAACCCGCAGCTTTCATTTGTTCTTCAGTAAATTGTTGACGAGAAAACATTTCCTCTTTTAGAACATCCCAAGCATCCTTTAGGTCTTCATGTGAAAGACTTCCAAGTTCTTTTTCAACTGGCTGTACTTTCTCACGGAAAGCCTTAGTTCCTTCTTTTTCACCCCACGAAAGCCAACGAGCAACTCCAGAGGCTAGAGTACTTTGTACTTTAGTTCCATATTGTCCTAAACCACTCTGCCAATTCTTAAAGACACTAGGAGCATCTTTACCTTCAGCGAGAGCGTTTTGAATAATGCTTTGCGGGGCGTCCCCTTTTGGGACGTAGGATTCTCCTAGATTTTTAGACACCAATTCCTCTGGCTTGGATAGTCCAGATACTTTAGAAGAACCTAGTTTAGATAGGCTTGTACCAATCTTTTTAGCTTCTTCAATAATAGAATTAATGTCAACACCACCTCTTTGCCCACGTTTGTTATCAAACAAACTAACCATGTTACTATCATCATAAGTAACAACAGAATCTTCTAAACCCAGTTTTTCTGCTAGGTTACGGGCCCTCTGTGGATTTTTAGTTAATCCCGCACGAGATCGAAGATTATTTTTAGCAGTTTCATATGTATTTGGATAAAAGAATCCGTCAATATCAAAATGATCTTTAAGAAGTTTTGAAAAAAGAGTATTTTCTTCAGCAGCAGATAAGTTTTTGGTTTTTAAAGACTCTTGAAAGTTATGTAAAATATCATCAATTTCAAAATAACTATGCTCTGTAACTTTAGCTAAATCTAGTTTAAACTGACGACTTTCTGTTAATTTTAAAGGTTCCCAACTACCATAATCACCATCTAGTCGTGGGTAGTTTCCCTTTTTAAGAACAACAGGATACATAGCACTATTATTGTCTTTAGTTCTATTATAGTTATAGGAAAGGTTGCTTTCTCTATATCCAACCCTACCTTCTTTCGAGTTTGTTGCTGCCTTTAGTGTTGCCGCACCACCATAACCTGCATGTAGCCCTTCATAAGAAACCCCACGAGGTTGATCATTAAAAGCTTCACGGGTTCCATGTAAAAGAACTTTAGGTGTACCATCACGATTGGCTTCAAATTTAGTAGAAGGAAATGCTTGTCTTACCCATGGTTGATCTGTTAAACGAGATAATGCTTTATTAACATTTTTAAATCCTGTTTTAAAAAACTCTGCATCAATGGCACCACTTTGCCCACGTTTACGTTGTCTTCCAGCAATAGAACCAAATGGATCATACGCGGGAGATGTAGGAATACCCTCAAGACCTGAGCCAACAGTTTGTGGACGAGAAACACCTCTACCATTTCCAGGCATTCCTTCACCAGTGGACAAACCAATTGGACGTTCTGGAACAACTGGAGAAGCTTCCACACCCATAAGATTAGAAGGCCCTTGGGGACGTTGTGGACTAGGACCAGTACCTACTCCTGCCTCTCCTGTAGAAAGGCCCACAGGAGGCTCTACAGGGCCTTCTGGAAGGCCCATAACACCTGAATCTTCTGTAGCCATAGCACGTACTGGAGACTTTCCTTCTCCAGGAGCATTTTCACCAGTAGAAAGAAGTTGTCTTTGTGCTTCAGCAGCTTTAGCTTGTTGTTCATTTTCAAACAAGCTTTGAGCATTATCACGTTCTTCTTGGAGAGCTTTTAAATTTGCATCATTAATTGTATCTGCTTTTGCTTTACCAACATTACGTTTAACTTCTTGTTCAAGTTCAAGCTGTCGTTGTTGCATCAAAGCATCAATGCGAGACATATTTTCTTGATGTGCCCGAGCAGCTTCTTCTGCTGCATGTTGAGCCATAAACTCTCTATCAATTGGAGCAGGCATTTCTTTACCAGCCATTAAAGAAGGACCTACTGGCTGTTCCGGAGTTTGTAGTGCTTTTAGGGCATCTAGTTTTGTAGAAGGTACTGGAGTATTACGTGCTTCTAAAGCAGAAGTAGCCTTACTAATTCCTCTTAAAGGAGCTGTTACCCCTAAATGTAGAGGAAGAAAATTCATAGCTACATCTGTTGGAAGTTTAGCACTTAGACGACCAAGTTCTTCATTACCAAATGCCCTGCCAATTGGAGCACCAATATATTCTCCAGCAGCTTCACCAGGAGCAGCAAGTAATTCCCCAGCTTTCTGTGTAGCACGTTTTCCAGGCTCTGTAGTTCCTTGATAAGAACCAAACCCAAAGTTAGATTCTTGAATTCGTTTTGCTGCGTCAGCAGCTTTATCTAATCCCTGTCCTGAAGCTAGAGTACCTAGCCCATACAAACCCCCAGCAATTTGACTAGGAATACCTGAAACCATAGAAAGAGCTGCTTCAGGAATTCCCATATAAGTCGGGGCTTTCATATCCTCTACTTTTAGTTGTATTGGAATCTTTTGAACGTGGGAAAAAGCCTCTTCAATATCATCTTGAGAGGGCTCATGGTCAAACTGAACTGTATGCCCAGTATCAAACTTTACTTTATAACCCATTAGGTTAGTCCTTTACAATTTGGAACTTATTACCTGATTTCAGTTGACCAGTACCAGTTTGTGGATTTAAATCTTTTGGTTCTGTAGAAGTACGTGATGGATTAACTGTCACAAACTTACCATTGTTAATAAGTTCTGCTGCATCTAGTTTAGCTTCATTACCCACAGAACCACGTAATGCAGCAAGTTGCTGTGTAGCTTTCCAGTATTTATTAGCTTCAGCATGGAATTTATTAGCTTCGGCCAAATCACCAGTAGCTTCTGCTTCACGAGCAAAGCTATCCATACGAGTAGCAAGTTGTTCTGTAGAGGCTTTATCTAGTTCTTTCTTAGATTGTAGTGTGGCTTTTAGATGTTCAGTAGCGGCAGCAATACGAGATCCAGCAATGCGTTCATTAGAACCAATACGCATACCAGTGGTTGCCATAACAGTGTCACCACGAATCTTAGCAATTGCTTTTTCTGTATCGGCCTTAAACTTAGTTTCTTGCATATGCTGACTAGCCATCCAAAGTTTCTGACCTTCTTTTACTTCAGCAGGATTGGTACTATACATTAGCTGTTGAGCATGTTGTGCCACTTGTTTAAGTTCATCGTCAGAGGCCTTCATAGCAGCTTCTGTAAGTTTGTTTTTTACATCTAAACCAAATGTAGCCCTACCCATGTCATTGGTTCTTTGGCTAATTTCACTTTGAGCATGAAGTCCAGGAAGTTGTGCTAAAGAAGTTTGATTTTGTAAATCTTGTGTTTGTTCTTGCATTGGCCGCATAGCTTGCATATGTTGATTTTGTGAAAACAAATCAGCAAGATTGCTTTGATCCGCTTGTTGTCCACGATCTATAGACGCGAGAGCGTCTCCTGTCAAAGACAGGGGAACCTTACCAAAAGCAGCAAGGTCATTAAGAGTATTAACTTGTTGGTAGCCAGCCATTATTGTCCCCCACCAAGCATTCCCTTACGTTGGTAAGGAAGAGAGTAGTCTACCTGTTGATTAGGCTGTTGGAATGTACTAGGTAGGTAAGGTTGTTGCAGAGGTTGTTGTATTTGTGGAGCTTGTTGTTGGGTTTGGTCATTGCCAAAGAATCCACCACGAGAACCAATTGTGTACATTCCCTGTAAGCCACTAAACAAGGCGTTCTCACGTTGGTTTTGTAGGTTGTTAATCATGGGTGCTTGATTGGCAGTAAGCTGAGCTAAAGCACTTTGTAGTTGTACAGCACGACCACCAACATCACTACGCCGCCCAGCAGCAGCATCACGGGCCATAAGTTGCCCCTGAAGATTTTTCATATAGGCACCATTGTTACCAGTGATTGACCCCATCAAAGAAGAAGCATTCTTACGACTACGTTCTGCTTGGTACATTTGCATTAAACCTCCAGCAAGGTCACCATACTTAATACCTTGCCCACCACCAAATCCAGCACCAACACGCCCATTACCCATACCCAAAATACTTTTAATTTGGTCTAAATAAGATTGTGGTTGCTGTTCTTGCTGCTGTTGTGGTGTATACGGAGTATATGTAGCCGTGCCTTGTCCAAAGCTCTGCCCACCTGGAGCATTGGTAATATCTTGAGAGTACCAATCTGGTTTCTGAGAGACATTAGAACTCTGGTTAATATCATTAAGAGGAGAATAATTATCCATTTGATTTTGTGTCCCTAAAGAATTAAGACCTGAGAGGGCTCCCCCTGTTAAAGCACTTGTACCTACTTGACTACCTGATCCACCTTGGAGAGCTGTTGATAAACCACTTTTAACTCCACTATTAATGGCTGAAGCTAATGTAGGATTTTCAATTCCTGCATATTCGGCTACATTAGGCATTACAGCCCCAGATAAGCCCCCAGTAGCTGCGCCAGTTAAAGTTCCCTTAATAGTACCAGTATTTCCAAATCCAGTTGTTGCTCCTGATACTGCTCCAGAACCTGCAGAACCTAGCCCCCCAAAAGCCGAATTACCTGCAACTCCTCCGGAAAGTAGTCCACCAGCTAACATAGCCCCAGTCCAAAACTGGGAATCATCTATATGATTAAGATAGGTACTTCCTTCTACTGGCTTTCCAGATTTATCTAAAACACCAACATAACGATCTGCACTTCCTGGTTGAGATTGATAACTTCCTGGAGTGTACCCATTATTATTTAACCAGTTTTTAAATTCAGGATATACTCCAGGACCAGTACTATCATCCCCAGCAGCAGCAGCATATGTAGTAGGGCCAGTATAACCTAGTTTACTCCAATCAACTCCACTAGCTCCAGCTAAATTACCAGAAGCATTCCAAGGATCTACACCACCTCCTAATCCATTTTCAGGATCGGCATTGCTGGTACTTGTTGCCCAAGGAGGACCGCCAGTAAACATACTATTCAAGTCTGCCATAAGATTCCTTTAGGGCTTAGTTGTACCAAGATCGGTCCAAGTAACAACACCAATATTGCTAATACTTCCACGCCAATAATGTCCATTAGGACTTTTCATCACTGGTCCTTTAGCTGTAGAGTCTGTGATAACATCGTCCGTAGTGTCAACGCCTTTGGTAGTACGTGATACTGAGTTAAGTCCAGCATACCCACTAGCAGAATCTTTTTGTGTAGTCGATTGTGCATTAGTCACGTTTGAGGGAATACCAGTAATAATAGACCAAGTTACAGACCCAGTATTATTGATAGCAGTACGAACTTTACGATACCAATCTACCCAATTATAAGAACTAAATGGTGCATCAATTGGTGCTGGAGGAAGAATGTCAGCCATAATGAATTAGATTAGAGATCAGCATTTGTTCGACTGTCATGGTCAGCTTCCAGCGACGATCTGCCAAGATGAACCGTCGCTCACTAACTCAGCCCAGGTTCCAGCAGTCGCAGCAAGGATGGACGTGCTGGCAGCGCCGCCGGCTCTCGGCACCACATTGGCAGAAGCTGAGACGGCGGTGTTCGCGGTGATAGTCCGCACATTCAAGCGCCGACCAACATTCGCAGCCGAAGGCGTTGGAAGCGTGTAGGTGACGGTGCCTGCGCGATTGGCAATCAAATCCCGGTCGGATTCCAGCACCGTGTACGTCGCTGCAGTTTGCGAAGTAAATCCGTTGGATTGGGTCTTGTGAATCGTGATGACAGCCGTGCTGGCTGGATCAATCAGCCCAGATGGTGGGGTGCCGATCCACTCTGGGTCATAGATGTCAACAGTTCCTGTACTGCCTGCTGCGACGTAGTATCCAGCCGCTGCGCTGACGTTGTTTTGGCCGATGCGTGGGTTGTAGAGCCGCACAGTGCCGCTTGTGCTGATATCGAGATTTCGAGACCCCGCATTGCCGCCTAAGCCGGCGTTGATGAACTCATCGCCGTAGCTGTACCAGTTAAAGCTGGAGCCTGCCACGCTGTTCACCATGCACCGCAGTTGCGCGTTGTTGAACTTGCAGCCGCGAGTGCGAATGGTTCCGGTCAGAGCCGCCGCAATTACCAGGCATGACGTGCCAGCAGTTGAGAAATCCACATTGACGAATTCGTGCTCCACGGCAGAAGTGCCGTTCAGCGTCAGGCCGGCCGTCAGTGCGTTGACAGTGCCATTGATGAACTTGCCAGAGCCGCCTTCAATCTCCAGGCCCGTGTTCAGTGCTGGCACCCCGGTGCGGGCCAGCCCGTAGAAATTTGACATTAGGATGCCGGTGCAGTTTTTGAACCGCGCCAAACCGAGGGCATCCGCGCTCACTGCTCCGGTCTTGGACTCAAGAATCAAGTCGTTGAAGTTTCCGCCCGTCCAGTTCTGAACATCAATAAGCCGCCCACGGTTGTGGTTGTAAGCGTGCAATCCATCGACCGACATGGCAAACGCGCCATTGGTATCGGTAGTCTGAAGAATGAATTGGTCGTAGCAGTTGTAAAGCGAGATCGCCCGGTAGAAGTTGTCTCCGACACCTGTCCCCTGAAGGTTGAACACCCCCTTCATGTTCTCAAAGGTGATCGTGTCAAAGGCGCAGTTCTGCGTGCCCCCTGTCAAAAATCCGCTGTTCGTGCTGGAGAAGTCCACCCATAGATTGCGGAACAAGCCAGAGAACAAGCACTGACCAGTCGCATCGGATGCGCCGCCTTCGACACTGTAGATGCCGACGCCAGTAAAGCCCACGGTTGAGGTCAGCCGCAGGTTCTCCATGCAGAAGTGCGCGTTGTTGTCTTGGATAACAAACATGGCATTGACATTTGTCGGCGCTGCAGAAATGCTGATTGCATTGGGCTGGAGAATGCAGCGGATGCGGTTGTCTCCGCGAATGGTTGTTCGAAGCGTGCCGCTCTTGATAAAAATCGGCGTGTCGAGCTGATAGGTGCCATGCGGAAACTGGTTGAGAGCCAGGCCGTCAATCCCAGCTTGCAGAGCCGCCGAGCAAATGGCAGAAGTGGTGCCAGTTTCTGCAGTGATGGCCGCAATCTGCGCAGCAGTCATCATCTGGAAAACGCTTGACCGCTCATCGTTCACTTGGTGTTGCGTGGTTGCTTGTGATCCAGACGCACTGGTCAACACAGTCAATAGCGCGTCACCCTTGCCGCTGGCTGAGCTGGAAAGGTCTATCGTAGTGGCCGCCTTCGCCCCATCCGGGAACGTCTTACTATACGTCAAAGAGTTAGAGTCGTTCAGCCAAGCACTATCAATAACAGTGCCAGAAGTAAAAGTTTTAGAAGTCATTCCTATATTCCCATCACGTTAATATCAAGTTCACAACCTTCCATAAAGAAGGGATAGTTGTCTGCATATTGAAAACGCAAACTAATATTTCTAAATCTACCTAGTCTAGTAGTATACGGAGAATTACTAAAGACGTTAAGTGTCTTTGTAATTGTAGGTGCCCCCGGTGCCCAGTCATCAAAGCTACGAATAATTGTAAGCAGACTTGTTCCAGTGTGGGAATACTTGTTACAATCCATAGCAAGTCTATGGCACACTTTCCAGTTCATAGTATCAAATGTAGTATTCTCAGTTGTGTATTGGCAGGTAAAATTAGCTGCAAAATCTTGATAGATATGTGGACTTAGAATCGAGACGTAGGTTTGTCCAGCAATGGCTAGATAAATATCTCCGTTGTACATCGGCCATACAGCTTCTATTTTTAAGCCTGTGCCATCGCTACCTTTCCACTCATACCAGTACTTGTCGTCCACATCATACACCCAAGTAGTTTGTGGAGTTACAATAACATAGAAAGAATGACCATCTACTGAAATACAAAAACCATCTTTATTAAGATAGACATTTCCTTTTTCATTGCTTGTAGAACCAAAACTTTGAAGAGTCCTATCTACTACAGAATTAGACACACGTTCAATTTTAAAACTATTAATAGCAAAGACAGATAAATTTTGCTCACCATCTTTACCTACAAAAAATGATGTGTCCCCAATTGTTTTAAGACCAGTGACATATCCTACATTTCGGACAGGAGAATCATTACGACTTAGTGGACTAGTAGGTGCTACATGATCTCCAGAATCATAAAAATATTCAGAACTATTAACACCAAGACATACCATGTAGTTCTTAACTTTGATAAGTCTTTTAGCATAGTCGCTACTAATTTCAGCAGTGATAGGATCACCAGTCCAAGTAGTAACATCATCTACAACACAGTTATAAATATCCCCTGTATTGGTTTTAATTAGAAAAATATAACCATCTAAATATATAGGATAAGGTTGGTGAGGAGTAGGAAATGTACCAGCATGTGTGATATTAGTACAGGTAGTCGTTAGGTAGTTATCATACCAAAGATCTGTTCCATCAGAGATCATGATATACCGTGTACCAGTACTCTTCAGATAAGAACAGAATCCCACATATCCAGAAGAAGTTCCTAAAGTAGTTACAGTTCTGACTGTAGTTCCTACATCTGGTTGGACAGAGTATACCTTAGTTCCTACCGCCCAGTAAAATTGGTTCTGGTCAGAGTCATAAAAGCTCCCACGAAGAACATCACTAGATGTTGTCTTTGTTAAATTATAGGTAGAAGTAGTGAGTCCGGGACGTTTCTTTAAACGACTCTCACGAGTTTTGTTTTCATTAGAGACACGATCATAGTACATATTAATGATTTGCATGTCTCGCTGTACAGACATATCCCCATCACGATAGTAGGCATTCCCATCAAATTTAATAGGAACTGTCTTATAACTTTGAATTTCGGGGGAGCTAGTGTAAGCCACGTTTAATAGCGCCGTTCAGGTTGGATCATAAAACTACCTTCCTCATCACCATAATCTGAGGCTTGTTTCCAATACATACTTGCTTCTTCCAGGAGCATCTTACGATCCATAAGAGGAACACCATATTCAGGAGCTAATGCAACAGCAAGTTTATATACAAGGCCCATTGTCCAAAAAGCTGGAAAGTCTAAAGTATCCGTCGAGGATACTACCCCATCAAATTCTTTTTGATAAACAATTTCAATAGTCTTTGTAGACACTGTAGAACTATCTGATGTTAGGGGCCAGATGCTTACAGTACCACCTTGGATAGAAGGTTGGAACATATAATGAACTGGAATACCAATTGAATTTGTAGGAAGTTTATAGAAGTCATATTCACTTTTATTACGTAGTGGATAACGTACACCGCCTGAATCGTGTAGGAATACCCCAGCTATTTTAATAGCGTCAGCCACAATGTAAACTTGCGATGTAATTGAAGGAGTTACAGAAGTGGTTGTACGTTTCCAAAGAGGCATTCCGTCTGTTACAGCTAGAGCTATAATACCATTAAGACGTTCAGCCCCCTCAGTAATTTGTGTAGTTGTTAAACCATTGTCTTCACCAGGAATACCAATTTTAGCATATGCCTGTGTGATCATTTCATCGCGGGTAAGTTCCCAGCTCGTAACTCCAGATGTACTCAAAATAGTTCCTTTAAATATCCATTTGAGCGGTCAGCCGCCCGAACTGTTGAGGGGGAGATGCTGGTGTGCTCGACGGTCTGAATATCTGTTTGATCAATCATTTGATTCTTTCATGGCCTGCTTACGCATTGACACTGCGAGCAATCTCAAACCAGTTTGTCCCATCACAATACATGGTTATCGTGTCATCATTTGTAGTGACGAAATTGCTTGCCAGTTTCAGATTACTTCCAGAAGTAAGGGTAAGCACACCAACAAAATTGAGCGTCACAACACGCCGCGCACATCCAGCAGCTGTAATGGATGTTATTGTTGTGGTTCCAGTTACAGATACTACGTCTACGCTAATAGGAAGTGTAACCGTTGCAGCAGATGCCACTGAAGGTGCGGTGTCAAACACAGTGCCAGCCATATTTTGGCTGAGTTTGATGCTACTAGTTGTTCCTGCTAGGTATATATCATATGTGTTGTTGTTGAGTGCGGTATTGCCAACGATAGTTGTATACCCAGAACCAGAAACAGTGGCACTTATGCCGTAGTCTTGATTCCCACCAACAGCTTGATTGCAAACATTTCCGACTACGGTATGTACACCGAGCGCGTCCCCGTTTGAAGAAATAATTCCATAGTCGGAGCCTGTTCCTGTGCCGTTGTTGTAGCACTGATTGCCAGTGGCAACAATGTTAGTGCCGTTGGTGAGGTACATGCCAGAACGCCCGTTGGCTGTAAGTTGGCACCCGTCCACCGTAATGCGAGAACAACTTGTTTCTGTAATCCCGTCAACAAACCCCGTGAGTTTGCTGCCATTGACAATACAGTCACTTGACCCGCCAACGAACTTTATGCCTGTTCCAGTCGTGCTTGGCGTTCCACCGATCTTGGCAGAAAATCCATTGATTACCACATCGCTGCTGGTATCGACAAGCATTGCCGCGACTGTAAAAAATGATGTGGCGGTATCAGCAGACGCTGAACATCCCTCAAACAAAACCTGCTTTCCAGCTGATACAGTGAACCCAGTTTGCTGTTGCTGGGTAGCCCGCACGTTGCTTACATGAACCCGGCCATTTCCGCTGGCCGCGCCGTTTGCTACCGTCAACCCAATTGCACCTTGGTAAACTGTACCGTTTGAAATATTTACGTCGGTTTGTGTGACATAAATATTGGTAGTGCATAGCTCAACTGCAAATGAATCAAGGAAGTTGTCAGTTTGTCCGACGCTTATTCCAACACCAAAACCACTGACCCACAAGTTATCCATGAATGTGCCGTTTTTCACAGACACCAGGCCATATCCTGTACATCCTCCAGTCTGGGATAGTATCCCCAAACTGGATATTCTGGTTGGGTATCCCCCAGTTCCATTGACTCGCACAAGCCCTGTAATGTCAGTAAATGCAGTAGAGCAGAAAAGAATCGAAGACCACGATCCCTCCCCGACTATGGATATGCCAGACGGTATTTGAAGTTGTGCGGATAGCTTGTAAATACCGGCAGGGATCTTTACAAAGCCTCCTCCGCCAGTGGATAACGAGGCGATTGCAAGATTAAAAGCCGCAAGATTGTCCGTCCCGGAACCGGTAGCAAAGTTCCCATCGGAAACCGCGCCAAAATCTTTGACGCTTACTGACTCTTGCAGCTTGTCCTGCACGGAACGCGAAGTGCTAGCTCCAGTCAGTGTGGATTTGTAGCCGATTAGGGATGCGCCTTTACCGCTAGCCGTACTACCGATACCATATGTAATAGTATTAGTATCATTAAGCCATTCGGCATCAATTGGAGTAACTCTATCAACAAAAGTTTTACTAGCCATTAAACTACTCCAGCAATTGAATACCCTGTAATAGCAATAGCTGCTACAGAAGAAGTAAAAGGTCTAAACATTTCAATAAGTCTTTCAATAGAAGTATTACCACCTACATAAGCACAATCAGCAACACCAAAATCTGCCATAGGAGAGCTAGTCCAAAAATCACAGGCTGGACCGATTAGTGTATCGTCGCTTTGTTTTCGAACCCAAGGAACTGCTGGACTACGCTCTGAGACTCTTAAATATTTTTGAGGATGATCCTGTTCAAAGTCTTTCTCACAGGTCATCAACCCATCCCACCTCTTTTTAAGTTGGTAGGCTTTAAAGCGAAATCCACACACATCACAATGTGCATTCCAGCTACCAGCTTTAAAATAGGTATTAGACATAATTAAACTCGATGCTCTCGTAAGGCCCGAATGTCAGATTTAATTTCTTCAAACATAACTTTAAGTTCACTTTTAAATTCCTTAAAATCATCCCTATGTAAATATTCTCGTTGGATTTTTTTAATTTCTATATCGTGCTCGTCTGCTCGATGGTTTAGATCAGTAATTGTTTTTTTCATAAACCATATAACTCCTGAAAGGGCAGCTAATACAATCCATTTTGTTAATTCTATTTCATTCATTATGTGGTCCCTGCAAAAGTTAGGGTTAATTTTGTAGTTACTGTTCCTCCACTACCCCCAGCAGGGACCAACGAAATAGGAGCAGTACCAGAAAAAGTAATCAAACCAGATGGTAGCATAATGTGTGTCTTAACTAGCCCAGCACTACCAGCAAACTGTAACAAGCCACTTGGCAGGTAAATCTTATTCTTTATAACTAAAGCAGTTCCAGAGAATGTAATAGATCCAGTAGGAGATATTGTATAAGTCTGAGAACCATTAAAACTTA